CATCTGCATATTCTGTTCCACCTGTTGCAGCAATTCTTTTAACTCTTGCTGTTATCTGCGCTCCAATTAAATAATTTGTTAGAGTAACATTTCCCATATCAACATAAAGATTTGTTAATGCAGCTGTGCCTGTTGGAATAGTGTATTCTCCTGTCATAGTTTGCTCAACCCAAACCTCATTTGTATCAGCATAAGCAAAGATAATTTCAAATTTAGCAAATCTATTTGCACCTGAATTTTGAATAGTTTTGATTGTAAAATGTAAATGTGCGTCTCCTGCTGTGCCCTGTTTCCACCAGTGAGGAATTTCATTAGCGTCACAATACAAATAATCATCAACAGAAAAAGCATAAGCTCTTGTGCTTGTTGTAAATGTTTCATAAGTTGGATAGTTTGCAGCGGGCAATTTTCCTGAACCTACAATAAATTGTAAGTCATCATAAACAACTTTGCTTAAATAAATATCATCCCCAAATAAAAAATAATCCTCATCTTCCATCCAAGTAATTAACCCGTCATTTGTTTCCCCGTCAAAAGTGAGAGTATAGTCAATGTTTGCAACTCCTGAGCCTATTTTCCACGCATTATTTGAAATTTGCCCCTGTGATACACTTCCAATCGCAAATATTATCGGGTCTGCGCTGTTTTCTGTATTTAAAACTAATCCATCTGTTCCCGAAGAAGCGTCTACAAACGCTCTATTCTGTAAAATTGCTACTGTAGTATAAGCTGAACCTGCACATCCATACAGCACATAAGCGTCATTATTATTGTAAGCGATGAATGAGTTTAACGCTGTTGTGCTTGTTGATTTCATTTTGTAACCCTGTATCCCCGAATTTGTTGTATAAGCCTCAAATATATAAGTTGGAGATATTCCTGCGCCTACCCTGGTAAATTGCGGAGTTGCGCTTGTTCGAATATCTTGAACAGTATTCAGCGAGGGAGTTGCATCAACATAGGTTAAAGATGTTCCTGCCATTGCCCCGACGGCGTCCTGAGCTTTTTCATCTGAATATTGATTTATTCCAGCGATAGAATCATCAACATATTTTTTATTTACAACATCTAAATCTTGGGTTGGAGTTGTTAAGACACTTCCCGCACTTAAATCCCCTGAATGATTTGGAATAAACATCTCCGACGCTATTGGAGTTTTCTTTTCTATTTGTTGTTTCATTGTTCTCAAAAGATTAGAAGTCTTAGTTACCATCGCCCAATCCTACCTTTTCTATTTCTCTAACATTTGTCCCTTCTTCCGCATGCAAATATTTATCTCCAGTTTGTTTTGTAGTTCTGAATGTTGTGCCTTCTACAACTGGCCAGTTTGTTTTAATTTCTTTTTGTCCATGTGAGCTTGCCATAAGAATTATAATTAAGCTGCATTAATAAACATTACTGACATTCTGCCCATGTTCTCATTAAAGCCTGCAGTATCAGCTACAACTGCTCCGAACTTTCTAACTCTAGAAATAAATTCATTATAAGTTGGAGTTAAATAAACATCTGAAACTTCTGTCATGGTATTCGCTGCTGTTGTCTCGTTTGATAAATCTGCCATCTTCCAATAATCAGTTAATCCTGTTGTGAGAACTGTTCCTCTATAATCATCTGCTATTTGTTCGTCTGTCAGAGCAGAGTTGTAATATTTTAAATCTGAAATTCCTCCGACAAATTCATTTGTGATTGCTGCATTTCCAGATTTATTTGCTGCTCCTATGCATCCTTTATCAATACCATCACAATTATTAAACCATTCATTTAAATCTGTCGTCGTGGAATTAGTAGAAGCAACTCTTACTCCATTGACATAAAATTTAGGGCCTATTAAATCTGCATTTTGAACAACTGCAACATGTGTCCATACATGAGGTTGAATTACGACGCTGTTTGTTGCAGAAATAAATTGCGCTGTTGTTGCATCTGTGCATCTGCATGCCAATTTTCCAGCTTCAACATTAAACTCTAAAAATTCCACAGCGTCATTATCTCCAGCATTTATTATTGAGTATGTTCCTGTTTTATCTCCGGGCATTATCCATGCGATTATTGTTCCCCTTGTGTCATTTGCTGTGACTCTGTCGGTCGCCCAGGTGTTTATTTGATAATAATCATCTGTATTTCCACCTGTGAAAACTGCGGCCTTTCTGCTATCTGAGCAATTTCCAGAAACTACGGCAGCATCTCCGACGATTGTGAATGCCATTTTAAGAATTTACCGTCCCTGTTATTATTCCCTTTACAATTAGTTGTTTAATTAAAGTTCCTAGAACTGCTGCAATATTTCCAGCTGTCCCTTCATTGCTTGCAAGAGTTAAGTCTTCTGTATAAGAAGTCACAGCAAATTCTGCCTGCTGACAATCTCTCTTGATATTTGGAGAAGTAGAAGTTATCAAAGCCATTTTACACCACCGTTAATAGATAACATGCTTTAGGGTCATGAACAATTATTTCTCCTTCTTCCCAGACTCTTATTTTTGTTCCAATTCCGGGGTCATTTATAGAAACTGATGTTATTGGAGTAAAAGATTTCCATGTTGCAGCATCTTTTGTGAATATTAAGCATTGGTTTGCTGTTGCATTTTGAGAAACAACAACATTGCAGCCTAAGATTTCCATAACAACTCCAGACTCTAAACTCTTATTTGCGAAACTTGGAATGCTTGAACCTTTAACATTGATTAGCCATTGTAATAATTGTCTGTGTTCTGTAGCTGTTATTATCATTGTCGAACCTTCAGGATTATAACCATAACCTCTTATTGCCCCCTTTGCAGTTAGAATGTCTGCGATAGGGTCTCCAGTAACTGTGTCATCCCATCCATCAGCAACGGAAACAGAAGTCTGAACACCTGTTCCTGTGCTTAATTGATTATAAATTCTTGCATCAACTTGGTTTGCAACAGCTCTCACTAAATCTCTTATGTTGGTTGCTAGAATATCAATATCACAATCTTTTATATCTTCGTCAGAAAGCCAAGGACTTTCAACAAAATATTTTCTAACATAGCTTGTGTATCTTGTCCAACTTTGTTCAACTACAACTGGTCTTGATTTGAAAGATGTGTTTGCTATTTGTGATGCAGTTATTGTAGTTGTATCAACTGAGTCCAAAATTCCACTTGTCTTTGCATACCATCTGATTTCCCTTGCTTTTGTAGAAGTTTGATTTATGAATTTCTTAAAAACTATTGCTTCCTCAGCGAAACCTTTCGCCAACTTATTAATGTCAATTCCTCTGATGTCTGCTTCTGCGTTTGTATCTACCATTTTATGCGTGTATCTCCACTAGGAAAAATTCTCCATTAGCTGCTGTTTCTAAAGCGCTTCCGAAAACATATCCTAAATCATTATCATTTGCAGTTGAATCTACGAGAGTGTTTAAAGCTGATGTTGATTGTTCTTTTCCAACTGTGCTCCCGCCACTTGTGCATTTGAAAATTCCTCTTCTATAAACTGCGATTTTTAATTTTCCATCCCCGCTTATTTTTTCTTCAGCAGCAACTCCGCCGAAACTCATATTATCTCCAGAAGTAGCTGATACTGTGAATGGGTCAGTTAATTGTAAAAGTGTGCCTTTTGGAATTGCAGCATCCAAGCAAGTCATTGCTATTGGCGGTTCTGTTTCAATAATTAAAACTGCAACTTCATTTGCCATAACCAACTAATATGGAATAAACTATTTAAATGTTTCGTTGATTAATTATTCGGTGAGCGGCTTAATTATCCCTGCGATTCTATAACTTCCGCGGGAGAGAATTAACAAAGCGAACTTAAATCTGTCCTTTTAAAACTCTCTCTTTATACTCTTTAGGGGTTTCTTCATGCGGTTTTACTGGAGCTTGTCCTGCCAAACTTCCCCCGCCTAACGCTTTTAGGGCTTCTTGTCTTGCAATAAGTTTTTCTTCTCTGGCTAGAATCCTCTCTCTCTCTGCTAGGCCTTGTTTTATCTCTGCAGCCACTCTTTTGGCTTCCTCTACGAGATTTGCCTCAGGATTCGCTTCTATAGCCTCTACATTCACTTTTTCTTGCTCTTGTGTGATTTTATCTGGTTCTTTGTTTTCTTGTTCCATCATGAATATACTCTCTGAATTTTCTATTATAACTTTTTCTAGTTGGGGTTTCGTAATCTAAACAGACTGTATCAAAATCTCCAGCTGTTAAAATTCCAAATCCATCACAGAGTTCTTCTATTCTGCATTTTCCCCATCTTGTGCATAGTTCTTTTTTCATTTGATTGGATTAGGTATTGCTACGCCTATTACTAACGCAATTATCCCGACTATACTCGCCAATAATTTCCCATCTATTCCATTAAACAAGGCGCAGATTTCTATTGCAGTTAATCCTGCAATTCCAGCAACTATAATTCTCCAGTCTATTTTTGTTTTTTTAGCCATCTTTGTTTGGATTGACATTTTTTTCTTTTAATTGTCCTGAATCTTTTTGTTTGTCTTTCTGTAAATCATCCATTATTGATGGAGCAGACTCAATTTTAAATTCTATCCCTAACTGTTCTTTTGCCTGTTCTTCGTTATAGAGTTTCATATCCCAAATCTCTTGTTCATATGCGACGATAATTATTTTAGAAGATGCTTCTGTGGTTTCTGCTCCCCAGCCCATAACAACCTCGGGCATTCCGCAAGCTGTGACAAAAGTTCTTATTAAGAATTTTATATATTCAAGTGAGTCTAAAGTTGCAAATTGTCCTGTGCTGACTTTCTTTATTTCCTTGAACACGCCTGCAGGGATTACGACATGCTCTTTTTTCTTAAAAGCATTGTTCAGCGTCGTGGTTATATCATTCAGCTTTATTGTGTCGTCAGTTTCAGCTTCATAGATGTCAGTAGGGAAAACATTTTTATGATAGAGCTCTCTCAGGTCAGATAATCCTTCATTTCTTGATAAAATCATTTCTTCCAAGCTTTCAAAAAAAGGTATGCCATGAATTTCATCAGCTATTCTTTCATAAGATAAATGGAAAATCTCATCAGGACTATAAAGTTGTTCTCTCCCTTCCTGCTCATAGCCTATAATTATGCCCTCGCTGTTTGCGATAATTGCTATTTTTCCAGGATTCAAAGGTTTAAGATTTGTTAGCCTGCCTTGATTATCTCTTACTTCATGAGCAAAACTATCTCCGCATATCATTGCAACTTTCCATTGATTCTTTAAAACTCCCCTCGCTGTGTCTTTTCCAAAACCTCTAATTTTATCCAGTTTTGCCTGATTCTTTGCATCAGCTTTTATTGATCTTCCAAAAGTCCATGAAGCAAATTTATTTATTACAGCTCTCCCTTCTGCAATTTTTCTGTAATAACCATGCCATTTTGAGAATGCTGGAGTGTATGCAGTTCCATTTATCTGAGCGCCATCTGTATCTTGAAAACTTACTGAATATTCTGTGCCCTGATTAGAGAAATCTGTGGTTTGCCCTGTTCTAAGTGTAGTCATGTAAAACTATGTAAAACTATGTATTTAAATGTTTTTAGGTTTGGTTATGTTCCCAAATAAAACAAGAATTAACAAAGTTTAAATAACTTTCCACATCTTTTTACAAAATATTATTTGCCAATATTGTTCCTGCTCCTGCATCATTTATTGCTCCCGTGTGGTCTGTTCCTGTGCAATAATTTCCCATAAGAAGATTTGCAGAGCATCCTGCTGATGCAATGTTTATTTCGTATCTGTCATTATTGTAAAATTTGTTACTTGAAACTAGATTGTTTAGAGAACTCGTTTGTAAGTGTAATCCGTCATAGCTTGCAGTGTTTGCATAATCATTGTGAGAAAATTCATTTCCAGTTAAAACACAATCTTGCATGGTATAGCCCCACAATCCATGCTGTGTATTATTTGCGCAAGTGTTTCCAGCAAATGCACAACCATTACATGATTGACACAGAATTCCTACTCCGTTGCTGTCGCAAATATTTCCAGATATTGCAATGCTTCCTCCATTTGTAACTGAACCACATGTTAAAACATAAATTCCACATCCATCTGTTGCTGCGTTGCAATTGTTTCCTGTAAGTGTATGCCACCTTGTTGATTCTAGGAGAATTCCATTTCCACCATTTGCTGTTGAAATTATTTGATTCCCGTATGTTGTCCCATGTTGAGCATATAGGAGATAAATTCCTGAAACTCTTTGTTGGAAAAATGCTGCCATCCCTGTACCTGTCCCACAATTATAAACAATATTTCCGGACACTATGCAGTTTTCACATGGGTTTGTGTAGCCCTGGATAAAAATTCCCACCCATTTGCAATTCTCACAATAGCAGTTGTTGATTAAATTTTTATTGCAGGTATTATCTAGTTCAATTCCTGTGCTTGCACAATTCAAAAAATAACACCTTTCTATTCTACAATTTGTAACTTTTTTAAAATAAATTCCGTTTGCAGTTTCCGCATCTCCCCCCCAGGTTGTTGTTGTCCCATCAAAATAAATGTCTTGAATTACTATGTCAGTATTTCCGCTGTTTGTGTTTGAATTTTCTATAATGTTTATATTTGTCGTTGTTGATTTTAAAATAGTTGTTTTTCCCTCTCCTTTTAGTGTTATAGAATTTTTAACTTTTATTGCTTCTTTTATCAAATATATTCCGGACTTAATTTTTATTGTTGCTCCTTCGCTAGGTATAGAGTTTATTGCTTCTTGTATTGTTGCAAAATCTCCAGTTCCATCAATTGCAACAACAAATTCTCCAGCACCCTTTCTTATTTTTCCTTGTCCTTGTGAAAATTCATCTGAGTGTGGGAAAATATTTTCCATTTCTTTTCCTAAATCCAAAACCATTTTAAACTCCCATGAAGTTCTGCACGCTAGGACTTTTCAGAAGATTTTCTATTGCCCTCATTTTCCATACATGAATATTTATCATGTCTTCTGCTTCAATTCTTCCCAGCGAATATCCTGCCATGTTATATTTGATTGCTTCAACAGCTATCGCCCTGCAAGCATATTCAGAAAAGAGCAATTTATAGACGGCGTTCAAAGTTGCCCAATTTGTAACAATATCATATTCTACTAAGGCGCATAAATATGCTTCTGTATAGACTCCGACTATATCTTGCATTGTTGTAGAAAAACTTGCATCGACAAGTTCGCCCATAAATCCCGCGACATTTGTTGTGTCTGCGATTATTGTAGTATTTGTGTATGCTGCCATGTTAGAAAGAACGGCAGAAAATATTTAAATCTTTGCTATTTGAAGCCAGCCAAACACCTCTCACAATCCCTTCAGCCGGATGGTTATAACTCGCATAAATTTTTCCTTCATCTTCCTGCACCGACGATAAACTTGCTTTAATTTCATCATCATCCAATAATTCTATTTTTGAATTTTCCATTAAGACTAACAAATTATAATACATGTCTTCCTTTAGCAGTTTCTTGCTTCTTTCTCCATCCTTATCAGTTATTCTTGACGCATTATTCAGAGCCTCAGTTTTTCTTTTAGTTGCATCATTCTGCATTAACTCACTATAAACTCCAAACCCTATACCTCCATCATCCACACCAATTTTAGAAAATCTAAAAATTCTGTTTAATTCTATGATTTTTTTTGATGTGTCTGTTGTATAATTTCTCTTTTCTAAGATATTTTCTTTTTGAATGATTTTTTTATCGCTTCTTTTCTCTACAATTTCAAAAGCGCATTCATCATCTCCTAAACCCGCTACATCTACACCAATATAATATTTAGAATTTGAATTAACAATAAATCTCTCGTCGCGCTTTTTGATGCAAATTTTGTTAATTAAATCATCATCAAAAAGGCGTCTTAGTTCATCTGTGAAGATTGCGAGAAATTCTTGGGCATATGCTAGTTTTGACATCTTTATTTTCTGTTCTTCTAAGAATTCTTTTTTATGTCTTGGGCAGTCCTCAGCAGAAATATAAAATTTTTTGAAGCGGTTATCTTGAGAGCATTTATAAAAAAATTTCTCACTTCCATCTTTGTGTTTTTTTCCGAATGGAGTTGATGCAATATCCATACTTCCTTCAACAATGCTTAACATTGGAGAAACTGCGATAAAAAATTCTTCACTCATACGACTACCTTCATCAATCATTAATTTTTTTATTGTATAACCTCTCAGGCCCTCGCCTGTTTCTCCAGCTGCATAACAAAAAATTCCAGTGCCATTTTTGAATAAAAGTTTGTGCATTGTGGGTTTATCCTTGCCTTTGCAGATTTCTTTAGGATATTTCTCGCTTGCGTATGTGAGAGCTTTCGCCAGCATGTGATAAGCCTGTTTTTCTGTGATTGAGCAGATTAAAATAAACTCTCCCTTTTTGAAATTATTGATGCACAATTCTATTGCTTTTATGCTCATTGCAGTTGTTTTGCCAACTTGACGCCCGCATAGGAGAAAACAGTCTTGTTCTGGCGCAGTTTCAATATAATCTTTTTGCCAGTTATCTAAACTCAACCACGGACGATTAATGTCATAGTTCATCATTTTTCCTCATCTATTTCTTCCAGTGGGGCGCCGCATACCCAGCATTCATCGGTTTTGCTTTCTTTGAAGCTGTAGATTGTTCCGCATTGGATGCATTGTTTTACCATAAAATTTTTTGTGGGATTCCAAGTCTTCTTTATTATTTATTTATTAAAGTTCGCTATATGATTAACTAAACAACAACAAACTCACATCTATAAACATTGTTTAGTTCTCTCATTTGTAATTCTAACTTTATTCTTTCTGTATCACTAAAATCATCTGGTTTGCATTGAATAAACTTAATAACTCTTGCAATTACATCAATACTAATCAAATCAACACAACTATGCGAACCAGCACTTCTAATTACAAGATTACCCTTTGCTCTTTCATCTGCCATTACCTTATATTCTTTTCTTCTGCCTTTGATGTAGTTTTTATTTGACATCTTCTTCTTCTATGAACTTAAAAATATTAAATCCTTTCTCTCCCTTATCCCACTCTGATTTGAATTTGATAAATTGTTCTTCTGTTGCTTCTTTATTTGTTATCTCTTTATAATTCCTTAAAAAATTATCTCTAAATTTTCCCTCTTTTGTTTTATATCGTTCTTCTAAATCTAATCTCTCTTTTTCTTCTGACTCAATCTTTCCCTTTAATCTTTCTAACTTTTCAATCTCACTCTCTATTGTTTCTGTGTTCTTAACAATCAATTCTTTGGAGCTATTTATCTTATTGTTTATTTCTTCTAAATTTAATTTATCAAATTTAAAGTGATTTCTTAGAAGTCTATCAATTAGAGCAGATGCGTTTTCTTCTCCCCTAACTTTATTAAACATTTCTTCTGTTAATGAGATTGTTTTATTAACCATCACTTTTTATAGAAAACTACCTTTATATACTTTTCTATACTTACTTACTTACTTACTTACTTATATATAGTAGTAGTAGTAGTAGTAGTAGTAGTAGTAGTAGCGGGCGAGCAACTTCCCTAATTGCGAGCCCGCACATTCCTCTCCTTTCCTCCAAGCAAGCAAACATCCAAGCAAATCCAAGCAAGCAACCTCAAAGCCAGCTTGCTTGCATTAGCCGAGCCGAAGAATATCGGCTCGGCAAGCAGGCGAGCAACCTAACCAAAGCGAGCCTGCCATTAATTGCGAGCCAGCCGAGAGCCAGTTAGCGCAAGCGCTGGCGTCAAAGGGCGAGCCTATTTCAGCCTGCCCCTTTTTGCAGGCAACCCAGCAAAAAGAGCTGGCAGGCATAAGCAAAACCTGAGGCAACCCACGGTTTTGCCTATTTCCCAGCCGAATTAAGAATTAATGAGGCGTTGAAATGCTTCGCATTTCAAAGGCAAAGGAAATATATAAACTTTGTGCTGGGAAATGGTGGCATGCTGTCCCATGCCTTAATAAAAAATTTTCTAAAATGCAGCGATTGCTTGCTTTACAAGTGCGATGGATTTTTTCATAACTTCTTCTCCGCTCAATCCATTCTTATCCAGACTTACAAAAATATCTTTTGCGTAACTTGTATAGATGCTTTTGTTCTTTTCAGCTCGAGCTTCTACGAATTCTTCTTTCTGTGGTGCTGGCGCAATCTTTTCTGTCTTGACTTCTGTCAGAATCTTTTTGATATTCTTAAATCCGTTTGATTCCTGAAAGTCTATAGAAATTTGGTTCCCGATTTCTTTCTTTAATCCTTCAACCAGTTTGTTATCAAAACAAGACATTTTACCCTGACTTGTATCAAAAACAATATATTTCCTTCCAGCTTTAGATTCTTTCTCTTCTGCGCCAATTATTTTTAAAGTTGTTTCCATTGTTTTCAACCTCCGTTTTTATTTAATTGTTTGATGTCCTAAGGACTTTAACTTTTCTTCGCACATTTCTAAAAGTGCTCTTTCAACTATTAGTGCGTTTTCCATTTCTTTGAGTCTTGCTTCTGAGTTTCTTTTGACATTTTCCCATAATTCCTCTGTTGGATTCTCTGCAATTTTTACGCCCAGTTCTTTATTTTCTATCATTTTAAATCCTCTTCGGTGAGATTGAAGAATTTTATAAACCATTTACAACCATCACATCTTTTATCATTTTCTTTCCAAGAATACCCCACTGAACATTCTTTCACCCACTTAATCGCTTCTTGTTTTAATGCTAATTTATATTTAAATAAAGGTTCTACTCTCTCATCTATTTGTTCAAGTTTGTTCTCTGGAATTGTTCCAAGTTCCCATTCAATATCTTTTAAAGTTCTAAGTTCTGTCATTTTGTTTTTCAAGTTCAATTATATATCTTCTTAAATACATAGCTAAACTTTCTCCTTTCAGCGACGGGAAAATGCGTCTTAACTTTTTCCAGTCATTATTATAAACTCTTATTGTAACTGTGCTTTCCATTTTATTTTTCACTAATCTTTTTTTCATATTCTTCTTTAGTTAATTGAATGTTTAAAATTTTGTAAGAGCAGTTAGAGCAGTAAGAGCAGTCAGAGCAGTAAGAGCAGTCATAGCAGTCATAGCAGTGAGAGCAGTAAGAGCAGTTAAGGCAGTCAGAGCAGTGAGAGCAGTAAGAGCAGTCAGAGCAGTAAGAGCAGTGAGAGCAGTAAGAGCAGTTAGAGCATTTAAACCAGCTTCTATATAATTTAATTTCTTCCCAACTCATATTTAATAATTTATCTTTTGTTAATTCTTCCATGTTATAATTAATTATAACATCTTTATAAATGTTTCTATTTCAATACATTAATCATTTTATTGTTTCCTGCCTACTTCCTAGAGTGTCTTTTTGTAAGTGAATTCCTGTTTGAGTTATATAAACATCATCTGCATATTCTGTTCCACCTGTTGCAGCAATTCTTTTAACTCTTGCTGTTATCTGCGCTCCAATTAAATAATTTGTTAGAGTAACATTTCCCATATCAACATAAAGATTTGTTAATGCAGCTGT